GCTATAGCTCGACTTATGGAACTTCTAGTGCGTATAGCGAGATATTCGATAGATCTTCTAGTATAAACACCGATACCGATATATCGTACAGTAGACTTTTATTTGTCATAGGTTCAATTGGAGGAGGAAACAGTATGTACTACAACGATATTAAAATCACGGGTATTACAGCTACATACGTACCAAAAGTAAAACTAGATAAAACTGGTAAAATTGGTATAGGAACAGATTCGCCATCTGCACCTCTTCACGTATCTGCCAGTGGTAATGCAAACCCTGAAAACAACGGTATATACGTATATAATTCAGGGACTGCGAGCACAGAAGATGCGATTGTATCGGTTAGAACAGGTACAACTGGAGGCAACGGTGGAAATCCTTACATATCATTTGACGTTATGAATCATGCAGGATGGGCTTGGGGTATGGATAATGCTGATTCCCAACACAGAATGAAATTAGGAGCAAACTGGAATTCTCTTACAAATGACACGAAATTAGCTATTGGTCAGGATGGTAAAGTAGGTATAAACCATTCTACACCGAATTCTTGTCTCCATATAGCCTCGTCGAGTGGACAAACTATCGAGCTCGATGGTACAGTCCGTACGTCATATATACATTATGTTAGGGGTAATGGTCATTGGTACTCGGTCGTGGATAACAATGGTGATTATAACCATAACATGTATTGGTATGCTAATGCAACTTCTAATGGTGGGTTATCTTGGTCAATTAAACAAATATTTCGGTTTGAAAATGATACAGCTTCTGCCGGTAGTGGAGCTATAGGAACGTTTACGGGTCAACACATGAGTTCCATAGTAGACGTAACACCTACAAATGTTTCTAACTGTGTGGGTTTGATCGTTTCGTCGAACCAAAACGATTACATGACAGTTAATGGCGGAACACCTCTGAAAGGGGCAAAAAATATACACGTTAACGAAGCTATACCCGTTGTTAAAATATCAACAAAGGCACAAGATAAGGCGTGTTTTGGTGTTATATCATCCGGTGAAGATCCAAACGAATCGGATCGGGAACAAAGATCCGGACGTATAGTGGGTGTATTTCATAAGGAAAGTGGCGATAACAGAGTATACGTTAACTCGCTAGGTGAAGGTGGTGTATGGGTAGTAAACACGAACGGTAATTTAGAGGCAGGTGATTATATAACAACGTCTAACGTGAGTGGGTACGGTATGAAACAAACGTCCGAGTTTCTTGCAAACTATACGGTCGCAAAAATAACAATGGATTGTAACTTTAACCCGGGACAAGTACCCGTAAAACAAATAAAGAAAGTTAGTGCTACGAACACGTATTACGTGCGTTCTACTGATAATGATACGTGTACGGAAACGTTTTATAATACGCTCGACGATGACAGAAAAGCACTTTATACAAAAGATGTTAGAACCGAAATGGTTAACGATCTCGATAGTAACGGTGTATTTCAGTGGGAAGATACGTCAGAAACAGAGTTGGCGTATACTATACGGTATTTAGACGCAAACGGTATAGAAACGACACAGGAAAACGCAGTTCATATAGCGGCGTTTGTAGGGTGTACGTACCATTGCGGATAACGAATTATACATAAATAATTCAAACAAAATCACATTTACCATGCTGGAACAAACAGGATGGTAGATGGTTTAGTCTCACTTTCTATTAGGAAGTGAATCCATAATCGCGAGTGCTATAACCCCAGCGATAAAAAACATGACAACGTAATTACATTCAGTATCGTCGTCACCTAGGAAACTCGACCGTGGTTTACGGTTCTTCGCCTGAGGTGACGATTTTGATACCTCCTGACGTGGAAGAGGTCTCTCAATAGGTTCCTCGTCTAAAGGACAATACCCTATCATTTATACTATATCTACAAATTAATTTCGACCGATTTTTTCTTCTTACCCCCACCGCGTTTTGATTTGGTCTGAGTAACTTTAACTTCGCGCACTTCACCGTCATCGTCCTTTTCCTTTTCCTTTTCCTTAGTCATATCCGTATCGGCCTCAGCAATGTCCGAAACGTCATCCTCTATGTCATCGGCATCAACGGTCGTATTAGTAATGGGCGGTATATTCGTCGTACTCATGGGTGGTTGCGGAGGCATCATTATGTTTCCCATGAGACTCGAAATGTCTAAGCCTGGGCCTTGCATTTCACGTCTCCCATTTGCGTCCACAGTTTCGGCCTGTTGTTGTTGCGATTTTGGAACTGTATTCTGAACTGCCGAAACCATGTTCTGAACAAGTTCGGGGTTCTGTTTAATAACATCGTTCATATTCGGCATGACTGATTTAAACATGCTATTGGTTAAATGGAACATCATAGCTGAACCACCAAGCATCATTATGAGTTTAACTTCGGGCGCAACTTGCATTTTCGTTCTGTATTTTACGTATAACTCCTCAAAAACCTCATCGTAATCCTCAACGTTTTCCATAACATTCTCGGACCAACCGTCGAGTTGGATTTCGAACGGGTTATACTTTTTATTCAAAAACTCTAAACCTGTCGTACACGCAATAAGCATGCGCCTCGAAAACTTTACCGATTTATCAACGTCTATGCTATATGTAATACGCTTAACTTCAGTTCTAAGTTCGTCTATAGGTGAATACGCATTTAAACGTTTATTCACGGTAAACCCTTTTTTTTCTAAACGACCAAGTTTATTCACGAGATCGGCTTTTTCTTCGTCTATTGTTTTATATCCTGGTGTTGGTTTTTCCTCTTCCATATACCCACCGCCACCACCGCCCATGCCATAATCGTATCCCGGGTCCTGTTCATCTGCATATTCGCCATAATCAACAGGTTCTTCCGGTGGAGGAACCGATGGTGGATTTTGTTTATTCGGATTCGCAAACGAATCGATATCTTCCTGGAAAATTTGCGTAGATGGAGGTGTAAACTGGGTTTGCATGGGTTTAGGCATTTGCTTTTTCACAGGCTGAGGTCTCGGAATATCAATTTCAATCTCATTCATCAAGGCCTGTTCGTTGTCGTCTAACTTCATGACATTTGTATTAGTTCTATCGAGTATGATCTCACCGTCCATTAATCTTTATATTGAAACTATTCTAATTTCTTTAACGCACTTTAAAAAAAATATCTACTCAATACAAATGAAACTCAACTCTACAAACAAAAATACTCTCATGGCGATCGCCGTCGTCTTTTTACTTTTATGGCTTTTCACGGCTTTGCGTACCAGCAAGTACCAGCCCGTAGAAATAGAAACAAGTGACGAAGGTTCCCTCTTTGACCTCCCATCCACGGAAGAATGTCTCAGAGATTCGTACTACTCGGATAGCCGAGGTGGTGTTTGCGGTGGCCAAAAATTGGTCGCGGCGCAAGCGGGGTATAAGATGAAGTAAAATCTCAAGTATATATAAATGGCTTTGGTGACTAGTCAGTCCACTTTACCCGATTTCGAACACGAGTATCACACAGTTATCGTCGATAGTTTTGATGGTACAGCTACAAATAATAACGCCTTTTCAGTTTTTCTACAAACACCACTTGAAAATATAGTTCAAGCCCAATTAATAACCGCAAATATAAATATCGCAGCAGCTGAACGTGTGTGTCATATATCAATCGATGAACTTGATACGCATTTTAGTCAACGGGCATCCAATGTTGTTAATGGACAATCTAACTTTTCAGTATTAAACAAAAACTTTGGAACAGTTGTTAAAACAGGTGCTTATAGTACTACCCACTTGGTCTTTAAAAATGAGTATCCCGTAATGCAACAATACGTTAGTCCTATACGTAAACTCGATAGGTTAACAATAACTTTTAGAAGCGGAGACGCTACAAGTTCCGTAATCCAAGACGATAAGGATTCAATTTTAGTTTTTAGATTCGTTTGCAAAAAAAGAAATTTGCCCTATTAATTATTTCAGGGCGTCTCGTACGTATAATTTAAACCTCTTATTAATATAAATGTCTTCTGGTATTATTCAACTCATTGCTATAGGTGCTCAAGACGAACACATTATGGGTAACCCAGAAATATCATTCTTTAACTCAACGTTCAAACGACACTCTAATTTTTCACAATCCGTCGAAAAGCAAACGATACAGGGAGCTGTGAAAAATAATTCAATGTCATCAGTAAAATTCCCAAGGTCGGGTGATTTACTTGGATACACGTATCTCACAATCGATAACAATACAAAGGCACTCGATTACCAGGATTGGACCGAACTTATCGACCATGTCGAACTCCTCATAGGTGGTCAGGTCATAGACACGCAAGACGCCGCGTTTACAGAAAAAATCGCCATTGATACGTTCGCAACGAACGTTTCGAAAAGCTCTAACGGTACACACCCAGGGGTAAGTGCACGTTCGTACTTTTACCCCTTACGTTTTTTCTTTTGCGAAGGTCCTCAATGTGCCCTACCATTAGTCGCTTTACAATACCACGAGGTTGAAATGCGCATTCACTGGGGCGCAAGTGCAGCTAATTATAATTTCGAGTGTTTTTCGAACTACTATTTCCTCGATAACGAGGAACGTGGTAATATTGTCTCGAGAAACCATAACCTTCTCATTACCCAGGTCCAGAAAAGTAC